TCAATCCACACACGAACGGTCTCCTCTTGCGCTTCACGCAAAACAAACTTGATACGCCCACGCTCAGGATGGCGGATAGTCCAATAGGTGGAACAGAAATGCGAAAAAGCAGCCACCAATTCCTCGGTGGTTGCTTCTTCACTACCTTTGCACTTACGCCACTCCTTCTCGTTGAGAAGGTCTGTAAGTTCCATTAGATTTTCTTAGGGGCTGCCTTCTTGGCTGCAATCTTCTTTGGGCTTGCACCAAAGGCTGCATCAATTTCATCCTTGGTCAAAACGCCATCGATGCTTGCCTTAGCAAGACCTTCGGCAACCTTGAAAATTGAGACTGCACCAGCAATCAACGCTGACTTCCAGACTTCCAAGTCGGGGGCGATAACTGCAGCACCAGTGACAACGCCGAGGGCGTTAGTCAGAAACAGTGCAACAATACGGCCAGCAATATCTTTTGCCTTATTCATCATTCTCCTTGAAGTAAACACCCAGTAGGTGTATGAGTATTGCGATAAAGGTAATTCCCCAACCCAATGTCTTAGTTTGACCAGACAACGTAATAAGCACCATTCCAGTGCCGGCTAGTGTCCAAGTCAATGCATGGATTTCGGAAAGAATCTTCTTCACACCATTAGGTGCATTCGTTACGGTCTACGGGTACCTGCAGCAGCAATGGCTGCGCCAGCAGCAACAGCAATAAGGGTTCTACGGGTGCTTACGGGGATGTTGCTACCTAGTGGAACGTAGTTGTCAAAGCCAGGGCTAAAGATGTTAATTTCCTCTTCAAAGGCTTCACGAACCTCGGCTGGTGCATCCTGCACAGCCTCTACAATCGCTTGTGCCTCTTCCTCGGAAAGATTATCTACCTCAATGGCTTCGAACACAGCAGTAGCCTCTTCTGGGGAAAGGGATGCCACCACCTCTGCGCTTTGGGCTACAGCCACAGCCAGTTCTTCGCTAACTTCCACACCCTCCTCAATTGACTCAAGGGCAGTCAACAACTCTTCATCGTTGAGTTCCTCAACTGGGGTCTCCTCAAGAGGAATGGTCTCCTCTGTTACCTCATCAGGTAACACCTCTGTGGGGGTAGTGTCATCTGGCAGTTCTTCGACAAACGGTAGGGTATCTTCCGCCTCAACAGTAGGGTCTGTGTCTGGAGGTTCCAATGGGATTGTTTCTTCAACTATTTCTTCAGGCTCTTGGATGGGTTCCGTATCTTCTGTGGTTGGCTCTTCTATGGGTTCAGGCTCAACCACTGCAGGTGGTTGCGCTACTGGTGGGGATACGTATTCTGTGGTGGTTGTGGTTTCAACGGACGTCGAGGTTTGGGCCGTCAACGAAGTTGTAGTAACCAGTTCGCTCGACGTAGTTGACTCTGGAAGCGTCGTAGTAACTGGGTCCGTGACAGGCACAGTTTCTGTCGAAACAGTAGTAGTACTGGTCGTTGTCTGTGGTGTGGATGTTGTTGTAAATGCCCATTCAGGTACTATCTCCCAATCGTTGTTATCAATCTTCCATGCAAGCATTATGCAGGTTCCACCGCCATGCTCATACATCCACAGTTCCAGAGGCAATACTCCAGCCTCAATAGTCAGGTTCCCTGACATTGTGGCCGAACAACCTTGGTCGGTCCATGACCCCCAAGTGTTGTTGCCAATGGTTATCTCCCCACCGTCATCTGACGCTAGGAAGAACTCAATTGTATCGTGTTCTGGAATGGTAATAAATCCAGTCATGTGAACCATGAACAAGTCAACCGTGCAGTCTTCAAACGGTTCACCGTCATACGAACGGTTGATGTTGTTCTCTAGTTCGTTTCCACATTCTTCGTATTCGGTTGTGGACTGAAGTGGTGGTGCCTCGTCAATTACGTAGTACGTAGTTTCCAGACCCTGGATTGGTTCAGCGTTTGTTACTGTGCTAAATAACGCAAGTATTGCTACTGGTGCAAATATCAGCCAGCGGGAATATCGAGCCATGCCAACGACTCCTCATTCCAATAATTTGGACCTTCAGGGCGTGGAGTTGGGGGCTGCCAATCATTGTTTGCATCCAATGTCCAAGATGGATATGGTTGTGGTATTACAAACTGGTCGGTTTCAATATCATAACTTCCACCAACAATAGCATATTGTCTGCGAATGTTTCCGTTATAAGAAGTTTGTATCCATCTACCACCAAGTAGATTTTCACAAAACTCAATACCCTTAGATTCGGATTCAACACCGTCTACAAGACAATCATCGTTGCTTACAACGATAACTTGAATCACATTATTGTTTTCATCTAGTTGTGCAAAGTGTGCCATATATACCTACGCAATAACCAATGAACTTGAAGAAGTAAATGAATGTATTGTATAACTTCCTGAAGTTGTTTTTGTTCCACCAGTAACAGACCAGCCATCTGCAGCAGCAGTCAGATAACGAACAATAACAATACCTGAAGCACCTGGTCCAGAAGCATTGCTGCCAGCAAACTGTGCCGTACCACCGCCACCTCCACCACCAGTGTTTATTGTTGCAGCACCACTTGGTGCCGCTCCACCACCTGCACCTGCACTTCCGTTGTAGTACGAACCGCCGCCACCGCCGCCACCTGCACGACCAGTAGAAGTTCCGTTTGCGCTGCTGTTAAGTCCCGCTCCACCGTTAGCACCGTAATCTTGGTATCCACTAACAGCCTGACCGTTGTTTCCAACCGCACCAGCACCGCCGCCGCCTCCACCACCCGCTGCTCCACCACCGCTGCCACCTGTATAGCCATAGGAGCCAGCATTTCCACCCGAAGCGGTAGCATTAGCACCAGCAGTAGCGGTAATGGTATCAAACACAGAGTTGCTACCAGCACCACCAACTGTCACCGTATAAGTTCCAGCACCACGATTTAGAACTGAATCAAGTCCGTTTCCACCACCGTTGGATTCACCGCTAATTGAAGACCTGTAACCTCCAGCACCACCACCGCCGCCGCCGTAGTAATATCCTCCGCTACCACCCACTCCTCCAGCACCACCGCCAGCAATAACAAGAAATTCAATATTAAAAGGAGGAGGTGGACCACCACTCCAATAAGAAGCAACCTGAGCCGTGCTACCACGGCGACCACGGGGATTCAAAGAACCGCCACTGATGGATTTGCCACCAGCAGTAGTCTTAATAAAAGTAGGCATCTAAGATGACCTTACGCAATTACGTTGACGTACCCGCTGATGGAAATAACGTTAGCGGTAGCAGCGAATGCACGAACAACTAATGCTGTAGCGTTACCCTTCAAGATAAGACCTGGAATAATTAGGTATAAACCGTTTTCTGCTTTTACCGTGTATTCAATAAGGTCATCTGGAGAAGCAACGCCACCCCACTCAATTGTCAACTTCCTGTCAGTTGTGTCAGAGTTTACAGCGTAAATCCAAACTTCATGAAGGGTTGCAGGTGTGGTTGAGCCTGTGTGGATAAGCGTACCTGCAGTCGCTGTTGCAGCGACCTTAATTTGCTTGCCATCGGTTGAACCGCTGAGGATTGTTTTGCTAAAAGTTGCCATATATGTTCTCCTGAATCGTTACCTAAAAGGACTAACTAGTAAAAATTGCTGCTGCCAGTACAAACTGGTCATCGTCAGATGAGTTCATAACAAACGCTGTTGTAGCAACCTGTGTAGTTGAAGTACCCACCGCAGCCGTTGGGGCTGCTGGTGTTCCTGTAAATGTTGGGCTGGAAAGGGTTGCGTACCCAGCATCGTTAACCCATGCAGAACCGTTGTACTTCAAAACATCGCCACTAGATGGCGATGGTGCGGTCACATCCGCTAGGTCATCCAAGTCCTCAACCCCTGTTGGGAAAACAATGTTGTCAATAACAAACTCAGAAATTGCGGCAGCAGCCACCTTCTTTGAAGTTGGCGTACCAGATGGGTCGTCCACAACCAAAAACAGGTCAACGCTACTTAGTTCCGTAAGAGCATCTAGTGCCGTAACTTTCTTATCAGCCATTACCAATCTCCATTAACGCAAACGAGGTTCCATCTTCTAAGAGCAAATCGTTACCATCTTCCAACTCCAAGTTGGAAACAACGTAGTCTGGGTCAGACCAAAAGTTGTTTGCCAAGTCACCAAGGGTAAAACCAGGTGCACTAGCAGCAATGTAATAATCACGTTCTAGTGTTCCACGATATCCAAGACCCTCAATAGACCAATGGGTGTATAGCAAATCTGCAAGCGTCTTGCCGGCATTGGGATACAAAACAACCAATGATTCGTACATTGCATCGTTAGTTGTTGTCATCGTCCTCCCATTTCAAATCGTAGACCTTAATGCCGTAATCGATACCGCACGTTGGACAAACCCAGTTGGTCAACCTTGGAGGGTACTCCTCGCCACATGTTGTGCATTCTTCCAAAATCAAACGACTACCTTCAACTGTGAACGACTAGCCTTCTCACGCTCCGCCATCGCAGCAATCAAAGAGTCCAACTCAGCATCAGTAAGTTCTGTTGCTTTCTTATTAGAACTAATCGTTACCGAAGGCGGAACCATACGGTTCGTCGCCTGAAGGTACAACTGGGCAGACTTGGTGTCACCGTCAAGGGCTTTGGAGTACAGCGTGTCTAAGAGCCTTTGAGTGCGCTCTGGCGACCCCTGAACTTCGTCCACCGCCGCCTTCCACTGGTTGAGGAATACTTCTTTTTTTTCCCAGCGTCGGAGGGTCTTCGGGTCAACATTCAAGAACTCTGCCATCTTTGCTTTGGACGGTGGTTGGCGTTCACTAGGGGCCGTACAGAGCCAATCCAAATACTGCTGTTGCTGTGCTGTGAGCGTTAACTCTTCGTTTTGTTTCATCACCATTAGCGCACTTTGTTACACCACTGTGAGTGGTTATGTGAACGCACAAAGTTATGTAACGCATGGGGGGGACTATAGGGGGGGAAAGAGCACATGTAACCGTGGTGCGGCTTCCCTCGGAAGCAGCCCACGGTCGTAGGCTACGGACACAAGTTCAGGGAGTAGTAATGGCAACCAAAAAGAAAACTGCTGCATGGCAGCGCAAGGAAGGGAAAGACCCCAAAGGGGGCTTGAACCGTGCTGGTGTTGCTTCGTACCGCAAGGAGAACCCTGGTTCGAAACTGCAGATGGCTGTCACAACAAAGCCATCCAAACTCAAGCCTGGCTCTAAAGCAGCGAATCGTAGGAAGTCCTTTTGCGCACGTATGGGTGGCATGCCAGGGCCAATGAAGGATGCCAAAGGCAGACCAACTCGCAAGGCTCTTGCACTCAAGAAATGGAACTGCTAGTGGCGTACACAAACCCATCACTACGCAACAAAATTAAAAACCAAGTCATGGCATCGAGTCAGGGCGGCAGGCCTGGACAATGGTCTGCTCGTAAAGCCCAA